TTGCCAAAGACGAACAAAGCGGTTTGTATTACCCCAGCTATTCAACGTGCGACATTTGGAGTGAGGCCGTACAGTACCAGGCGTCCCTGGAGGCAGACTTCAAGCGTGTTTGCTTGAACAATGAAGGTCTCTACAATTTAATTTGGCATCCCGTCAAAGGTTTCAGGGCAGATAAGTTGGCTCGTTTCCGTGGCATTATGGGAATGTTTGAGGACCGCAAGATTATCTTCAACCGTTTTCGTAACTTCACCAACATGTTTGAAGAGCTTACCAACTTTGGCGTAAGTAGTCACGACGATTGTGTCGACGCTCTCGTCTGGCTCGTTACCGGATTAGCAAGGAAGGGACAGTTACACCTCGATTACTGACTCTTAGAATATTAAAAAACCTTGGATTCGTGGGACCAGAGTATTTAGCTATTGCTATTACGGCAGTGATCTCAGCTGCGACAGGTGGCTCCTGGGCAATGAGTAAGCTTATGAGCCGCCTGGGCGAAAGACTTAATTCACAAAACCGAAGAGTGGAGCTCTTGGAAGACCAAGTCAACCGCATGCCACTAGACTACGTATTGAAGGTGGACTTCTTAAGGGAAATTCAAGAAATGCACAACAATTTTCGCGAGATCAATAATAAGCTTGATAAACTGATGGAAAAGCTTTTGACCAAATGAGTTACATTCTTGAAGTACAAGAGGACGAAAACGGAGATCAATACATTATTTTGCCCGACGAAGTGATCGAAGAGTTGGGTTGGCAAGAAGGCGATGTCTTGAATTGGGATGTACGCGGCGAAGGTATCGTAATTTCCAAAGTAAACGACGCTTCTGGATACGAAGTTTTAGAGGACTAGAATAAGGGAAAACCGGATAGTCACATGTATTACGGCGGAGAATCTAACGTCCCTGGAGCCCCAGGTAACCAAGGTGGCCTACTTGCTGTTAACCCAAGTTTCGACACCCCTCCCGGCGCAAAATTTAAAAAATTTCCTTCGGCGTTTGGTTCCAGCAATTTACCCGGTGCTGTTGGCAATCTTCAGGGAGTGGCTGACGCTGAGCAGTTGCCAGCCGGGTTCCAATCCAAATTTGTTTCGTGAGGAAGCGCTATGAAAACTAAAAAACTTGTAAAGCAAGCGCTACATCATCCAGAGCTTTATTCCTCTGCCGAACTGGTGTATTTTGGCAAATGGTTAGACCTTAAGAAGCAGGCAAAAGCTGCTAAGATTGAGTCAAAGAAAAAGGAAAATAGTTAATGGCCGTCGACGCTAAGTCTAGACTCAAGGAAATTATTGACTCGTATCTTGAAAAAGACGGCGGGTCAATGATTGACACTGGCGTCGTAGCTTCACACCTTGCGCAGATGAAATTATTCGGCATCCGCCAGGGTGTCGAGTTTTTTCCTGTGCAGGATAACTTTGGTAATCAACGCAAAGACTTTATCGATCGTGTAATCAAATACAACTCTCTCGACATCCGCTTCGATTCAATCTGGGATTATTCACTTTGTGATGGACAAGGTCTTTTTTACATCCGTCCAACTCAGAACAACTATCGTCTTTACTACTTTCGCAAGCACGAATATCGTAGCTATTACAACATTGATGGCGAGCTTGATGAAGTTGTAATCATCTACAGCTACAAAGTCAAGAACGGGTTTGGTTACCAGCAAGACATTGATTCCGCAAGTTTAAATGGTCCGGCCACCATGGGACAGGGCGGTGCAAAGCGTTACATCCGCCTTTCAATCAAACGCAAAACGATTGAAGAAACTCACTCGGAAGGTGAGCTGTCGTTTGATAGCAACTACCAAGCAAATTTTGGCAGAACAAAAACGTTCACAAATACGCTGGGCTTTATTCCTTGCGTAGAAATTTTCCATAACGTCAAGGGTTTCTCTACTGAAGGTGTCGGTGAATTTGAAGCGTTAGCCAATCACATCTGCACGCATGATGAAATGGTTCGCACCATGCGCAAGAACGTACAGTTCTTTGGTAACCCCACGCTTCTTTCCTCCAGGCCCAAGACTGACTTGATGGAGGCCGGTGGCGAGAACGTTGTTCAGCGTCCTTCTATCGCAGCCAACTCTGGGTTTAGTGGCCCCAGTGGACTGAGTCAATCCCGATTTAAGGCTGATCCTATTCACCGTGGTGTTGACGGACAGATCCGAGTTCCACGCGTCATTGCAAACCTGGAACCAAACGACCGTGTTGGTTACATTGTTCCTGATGCCATCACTGGCGACCAGAATTCTTTCGCACGTCAGTACCGAGAAGAGATTCGCACTGCCCTGGGTGGCGTTGACGAACTGTCAATTTCTGCAGGCGTGACTGCAACTGAGTACAAGTCATTGTTTGGTCGTGTTTCTGCCACGTCCAAGAAAAAGGCAATTGCCATTTACACTTACGGTATCTGCCGTTGTTTTGAACTTATCATCTACCAGGAAGAACGTCTGTTCAGGGAAACGCTTGCCGCTGCTGCAGGATTAGAAAAACCCCTGGATCTCCCAGAGGAATCTAGTGCGGAAGACTTGGCAGCGTACAACGATGCCATGAGTGCATTTGATGATCAGGTCAAGCAGTTGATGATGGCTTGCCTTCAAACGCAGCAGATCCCGCCCGGTGTTTCTGGTTTGATTCCAGATGGCGATGTAACCATGCAGTGGCGTTGGCTTGGGCCTGTTTATGAGGATTCCACTCAAGACATCCTGAACAACTCCATCGTGGTACGCAACTTACAGGAGTTAGGTGTTGATAGCATTGAGGCACTGAAATACCTCTTCCCGTCCAAGACGGATGAGGAACGGGCCGAGATGTTATCTGGGTTTCCGTTCAGAATGGTGAATGAATTGCAGGGTGCATACTCTCAATTTGCTCGCCTTGTGGGGGGAATGATGCAAACTCCCCATCCGCAATCACCGGACTTACCGATGGCTGCGGACCCGCGATTAGATTTAACACCCTATCTATATCGCACTCTAGAAGCTTTACAAAAGGAGATGAGTTATGCAGGACGCTACCGTCCAATCGATCCCACAGACGAGCCAAGCACCAGTGGCCGTCGCTCCGAGCAGCTACGTGGTGGCAGCACCGCAAGCAGCTCCGGCCAGCTACCAGGCTCCGGCTCCGGTGGCGTATCAGGTGGGTACCAGCTACCCCCAAGCGGTACCTCAGGCAGCCCCCAGCTACCAATCCAGCCCTACTCAGTACGCCCCCCAATCCCAACCGGCGGCGGACTCGGCGGGGAATCCCTGGGAATCGGCGTTCAACAAGGTGGTGAATCTGCTGAGCGCACCAGTCCAATCCCCGTTCCAGGGTCAACCATCGCCGCCGACGACGGCGTATACCCCGGCCAATTACGGACAGTACAGCAGCCAAGCTACGCAACAATCGGCTCCGCAGACTTGGTCTCCCAACCAGGCATACTCGCCCAGCTATTCCCCAACCTCCTCCAATCAATCCTTGCAGGAGGCGGCAACCCAAATGGCGGACCTCCTGGGAATGAGCCAGGACAGTCGGTACGTGATGGACGCGTTCGGGGTCGAAGCTCCGGCAGTGCTGAACAACTACGCTCTAAACCTGGAGCAAATGCTGGACAGCGCCGTCGCGTGGGGAAACCGCGCCGCTGACACCATCAAGGGTTACGCTAATTTCGCTGTTAACGAGCACCAAGAGAATCTTGCCTACAACGAGATCCTTACCAATCCCGATGTCCTGAGCGATTACACGCTTAAGTTCTTTGGTCCTGAAGGTCCGTACCCGGTGTACGAAAACGAGCAGGAACTTGAGACACGCGGTTATCCGACTCAGTCGATTGGTCAGTTCCAAGCTGGCAACTTCCCTGCTCCTCCGACAGCTGCTGCTCCGCAAGCACCTGAGAATTTCTGGGGCACTTTTGGCGAGATGATGAATCGCGATCCTCAGAATGCCTGGCGCGTCCTGAACCAAGCTCAGCCTCAGACTGTTGCTAACAAATTGTTTGTAATGGAGTGAGCCAGTGATGAAACTTGCTGGTAAATACGCAAATGTAGTCAGCAGGAATCCGGTAGCTTCTGCAGTGGCTGGCGGCCTTGGTGCCGCTGGCCTTGCTTCTTTAGGAAACGTAGTTTCTGGTGAAGCTGTTGAAGAAGGACCTGCAAGATTAGGGATGGAGGCTTTGGGTGCTGGCGCATTAGGCGCTGCTCTAGGCACTCAGATCCCAGGCTTACGCGGAAGGGCGGCAACCATGATGAGAAACATTGGAGCTGTCAGTCTCGATAACCCTGGTGCAGTCGCTAGACGCGCGCAAATGTCACCAAGCCAAATTCAATCTTCTGAGTTTACTCGTGACCTTTTAAATAATGCTGTTCGGATGGGTGAAGATCCCGCCAAATTAAGGAGCGACCTTAAAACCTCTGCACGTCGCGTACAGACAGGCATTAACACTGCCGGTATCCCCTTGGCGTTAACAGCCGCTGGTGGACTTGGCGGCATGCTTGGTGGCGGCGTTGGAAATGTTGGACAATTAGTTGGCATTCCTGGTTTACAACAAGGCATGCCCGTTGATCCTGAGTCCTATGGATCCAGTAATTCCCCTGGCGCACGATACAAAGCGCCAACGATGCAGTACATGTAATTAAATAAATTACGGGCTGCTAAAATTTGTGTTAGATAAGACACATGTGTCTTTATCTTTCACCCGATAAAAACACTAACACTGGAGGATAAACCAAGGTGTTTATTGATAGCTAGTTCAGATCCTGGTAGGTATTTCCTTTCAAGATTTGGTAAATAGCTCCGTGATTACAATCAAACTTTTCGGCAATCTTCCGATAAGAAAGACCAGCCTCTTTTAAAGATTTGATTTTAACCACGTCGTCCGAAGAAAACTTTCTCAAAGAGTTTTTCGGCCTTCCTTTACTGGCAAAACCATTGTTTTTGTAACAACCGTTTTTCCAAGCTCTTGTTAGATTTTCTTGTTTGGTAACGATCTCAAGATTGTCAAGTCGATTATTCCTCTTGTTATTATCTTTGTGATCGACTTGAAGGGAGAAGTTACTGGTTCCATGGGAACGCAGATCCAATCCCAAAAAAGCCACAGCCATCAAGACATGAAGATGAAAACGTTTCCTCTTCCCATCTACAAGAATTGAAACTCGGTTATAAACACTGGTCGTACTGATGGACAGCTCTCGAAAATATTCTTGATTATCGGGATCAAGACGTTTCTCAAAAGCCTTACCTTCCTCAGTTAAGTAAAGATTACCAAATCCGGGAACAAGTTTTGGTTCCATGTTGTTCATGAACAAGTTTCCAAAGCATAGCATGCCTCAACTGAACGCTCAACGTTGTCACCTCACCGAGTAATCGATGAGTGCAAACTGGATGAATTCAGGGAAGCCCTAACGTCAAGCCGAGGGTAATCCTGAGCCAAGCCAATCAAGAACGTGATTGGAAGGTGCAGAGACTACTGGGTGTAACACGATCTTGTTACGTAATACCAGAATTAGCGTCCGGCATCCCACAGGGATGAAGAGATAGTCCACCCCTCTAAGAAACTAGAGACCAGGAGAACGACTTTCCAAAGATTTTAGGTGCGGAACTTTATCGTCCCCACCCTGCGTACATCGCTGAGATGGCTGTGGAGCCCGTGGTTGTCCACGACTTCACACGTCAGCCTGGTCAAACCGTTCAGTTAGACCGCTACAAGTTCTGGGGTACCCCTGGTACTAAGGACAGCCGTGAGCGTATTGCTGACCAAACGATCGGTACCGCTAACAGCCGTAACATCACCAAAGAGAAAGTTCTGGTGGTGCTTAAGGAGTACACCGGTCCTGCGGATCCGGGCGACCCGACTCAGCCCAGCACATTCAAGATTGCTCGCGAAACACTGGTTACCGCTCAGCGCATGCTGCTGGATACCGGCAACCTGAATATGTTCCACCAGTCGATCGGTAGCCTGACGCTGCTTGACGACTATCGCCGGTGGCGTGACCGCGTGTTCATTGATGAACTGTCCAAAGCTGAAGCCAACGGTGCTGCTTCCACAACTCAAGGCGGTTACTACTTCGCTGGTAACAAGGTTAAGGATTCTTCCGGTCGTATTTCCTACACTGGTACTGAATACACCGCTGACCTGCAGCAGTTCCAGGTGCGTACCGACCTGCTGACCGTTGTTAAGGACCTGCGCAAGCGCAACGTTCCGACCTATGCCGATGGTCTGTATCGTTGTATTTGCGATCCCACGTTCATGATGCACCTGCGTCGTGACCCTGACTTCCGCGAGATCGCTCGTTACGCTGGTAATCCTGGTCAAGGCATGTACATGGGCAACCCCATGCTGCCTAACAACGCCAGCTTCTACCAAGGCCCCCAGGCCGGTCAAGCCTACTTCCTGGCTGGCGAACCTGTCATGCCTACTGGTGTGCAGTTTGAAGGCGTTAAGTTCTTCGAATCCACCAACTTCCCGATCAAGAGCATCAACACTTCCTTTGACGGCGGTTCTAACTATGCCGTAAGGGAAGCCGCTCAAGGTTACTTCTTCGGTCCTCAAGCGATTGGTGTTGGTATCGGTGGTCCGAACGCTCAAGTTCTGATCAACAACAACGACGACTTCAGCCGTTTCATCATTCTTATTTGGCAACTGTACGCCGGTTTTGAAATCCTGAACAAGGACTTTGTGACCACCGCGTTCAGCTTCGTGCAAGATGACGGTAACATCTGATCAATAACGTAAACAACTAACAAAAGGAAAAATAAATGACCTATTTGTCCGCTAAAAAAATCTTCCCAGGCAACTGGGCAGAACCCCTGAACGGCTGGTACAAGAACATTGACTCTGTTGTCGAAGGCGGTAGCTCTCTCGACAGCTCCCTTGGTGGCCCCACCTCGGTCCTTGCTCTGCCTGGTTACCGTTATTTCCAGCAGCGTGGCTATGTCGCAGTGACAACCACCTCTGGTGCTGGTAGCGTTAGCTCCGCCGCTGTAATCGTTCCCTCGCCCTATCGCCAGGATGACACTCGTCCTGACATCACGGGCATGGTGATCTCTGGTAGCAGCACACTGCCTGCTTACGTGTACCGCACCGCAATTTCGGTTGCCTCTGGTTGGGGTGATGGCCGTGTTGCCTCTGGTGTGTATGCCGCTACCGGTAACGTCATTTCGTTCGGTCGCAGCAACGGCGGTTCACCTGTTGCCGCTTCTGGCGTGGGTGAGGGCGTGATTCAAGCCAACCTGACTTCCACTGTTTCCGGTCTCCAAGCTGGCGAAATCTACTTCGCTGGCGGCACTGCCGGTTATGGTACCAACGCCTTCCTGACCGCTACTGGCGCCGCTGGTGTCTCTGGTTCCGTGGTCAACTACCCGGTTACTGCCTCGACCACGTTGCGTGTGTTTGCTAAGGAAACTGCAAACTCCACCACAACTTCCGGTGGTTTCTACATCTCCAGCGGTGACGCCGCCGCCGGTCGTGTTGGTTACCTGGTTGTGGAAACCTGCTACGTCCAGCCTGACATTGCCCCTGGCTACGAAGACATCGAAGCTTACCTGCTTGGCCGCACTGTCAGCTGAATAAGCTAAACTAGGACCAGAATTAACATCTGGTCCTTATGCTTTACCAGCACAAAAAAACTGGCGCTCGCGTCAAAGTTGTTAGTGAGTTTGATAATGGCGATTGGTTCATGGTCGAAGATCAGGACGGTCGCCTTTACACCGCTTACAACTCTGAACTTATCCCAGATGAAGAGGCTACCAAAAAGGTAAAAACTCTTCAAGTCAAAGATAAAGCAGCCAAAGAGGACCCACGGGATTTTCCCCCTGATCACCGTTTAAATGTCAATTCCGCTACCGCACAAATGCTTGCGGATCACATTAAGGGAATTGGTCTTAAAACAGCGCGTGAGATTAAAGACCTTCAGATGTCTCTGTCGGGTGAAAGATTCAATAATCTTGAACAGCTGAAGCAAATCAAGCGTGTTGATTGGGAGTCCGTACTTGCTGCTGATTTAATTCGCGTATAACTATCTCCACCAAGCCCCTGGGAAACCAGGGGTTTTTTAATCTTACAATGAAGAATAAAACGATACCATGGCAGGCATAACATACTTAGGACAGGTGGGTTCTACCGGGGTGTCAACCGGCCCACATAAGCATGTTTATGTGAAAGATCTTTCGACTGGACAGTATATTGATCCTTCTACTATTCGTTCTGCTTTAGCTGGCGTTCGCGTTGGCGAGCAAAGAGTACCAGCACTGATTAAAAACAAAGAAGGCAAATATGATTTCAATCCACAAGCCGGGATCAGCCTGACTTCCAAGTATGGTCCACGCATTGCCCCAACCAAATACGCTACTTCGTTTCACCGGGGAGAAGATTGGGCTCTTCCAGAAGGAACTCCAATTTATTTTGAAGGCTCTGGTACATACAAACCCCTTGCTAATCAAGGTGGTTACGGCAACCTGGCAGCATTTACCACAGGGGATAACAAATACGAACTTGGTTTCGGACACATGAAGTCCCTTGGCAAAGCCGGGGCTACTGCATCAACTGTACCAACTGCAGCACCGACTCAACCACAAGGGGGCACAGATTCTCGCGCTGAAGACATCATTAAAGCGTTCATGTACGGCGCTCAGCTGCAGGGTAAAGAACCAGAAAAACCCAAGAAAACAATACAAGACACACTCAAGGAACAGTTGGTTGGAGGTTTAATTTCACAAGCACTCAACCCCATGGGATTCCTGGATTCCTATAGAACAAACGATCCGTTACTTATGGGTCAATCCAGTGCCACATTAGATTACCTCAATGGCCTGTTTGGTTGATTACTTGCTTTTATAATTGAAAGACAACGACACGTAGAAGTGCAGTTAAGCGACTACGACAAAAGTAGAGTTCGTTACCACCTCGGTTACTTTACTGTTTCTGTTCCGGCTGGCGATTACGCCCGCCTGGAAGAAGCAATGAATACCGTGCCGGATTCGTACTTCTACGACAAGCTCGCTATTCAGTTGGGTCGTTGTGACACAGCTGAAAAGAAAACTGAAGTTGCTACTTCTCCTTCTACGCGCCTTGAAAGCATTGCTGGTGACGTTGATCGTACCATTAGATCCAGCAATGCTAAAGAAGCCTTAAAGGTTTGGGATGAGATTTATCTCTACGAAACAAACCGTTTAGCCGGCATCCTTTACGTTCCAAACTACAAGGATCCGTTCCAGGCCAGATACCGTTACGAACGCTCTGGTGCTGAATTCATCCAGGCATTACCTGGACCTGCCGACACCGCAGTTGGTTCCCGCATCTATCTACATGAGGTTTGGAGGTAATTATGGCCTGGTTTGATTTTATGAACCAAGCTAATGCACGTGGGCGAGATGCTGGCAGTATTGCACGGCAACGCCTAAATGCACGCGCAGGAATGCCTGCTCCAGGGTTGCCAGCAATTTCCACGTCTCTTGCTCGCGTGGCAGGATTCAATACGGCCGCATTGAGCCCACTGCTTGATAGTGCACATTGGGCTAAAGAACAAATGCGAAAAGCACGTTTAATTCCTGATATTTCTTCAATACAATACCGACCAGTAAGGTATCCCGAACTTAACCGTCCGGATTACTCCGGCGCTGGCGAACGAGCGCGGCGTTTTGAAGAATACAAAACAGGACGAGATATTCCCGGCGCTAATACAAATTATTCCAGTCGATTAAATAATGGAAGTTCCACTGGTTCCCCCGCAGCAGAACGTGATTATCAACAGAAAGTTTCTCGTGTTGCCCAACTAACCGCGCAAGACCCTGAACTTCAGCGTTACGAATACGCTCGCCAGAAAGCCGTTGCTGCAGGCCCTGGTTCTGCTGCCGAACAATCTGCAGAAGATATGGGTATGCAGATGTGGGCTAAAGCTAATCCAAAACTTGCGGCAAAAGTTAAGCCGGGTCAGTCAGGCTACGACGCTATTCAGCGCATGCAAGGCGTAGGTCAGATGGGTTCACCGTTGAACTTACCGTTTGACACCAGCTCCCCCCTTGGAACTACGCCCCCTATTTCACCTGCGTCCTATGATGCTGGCAAGGTTGCCCAAGGATTAGGTCTTTCCACTGTGCCTAGGAATGCCTTTGCTGATGCCTCTGCGGCTCCTTATGCAGGCTTCAGTCAGGGCCCCACACTTCAGAGCGCCCCCCTAGGCTTCCCCTCAGAAATGCCCACTGCCTCATACGCAGGCGCAACAGGTATCCAACCAATGGGGTCCGCTGTTGATAAGTTTGACCCTAAGGGGCTAGAGGCCCAAAGGCTCCTGGAAATGTTCAAGGACTCCATTTTCACTACACAAAAGTAATACCCTGGCATTGCAAAGCATGTAAGCCCAGCCGACTGGACACGAATCTTTTGATTCACGGGGGCCAGTGTAGTTGCTTTAAACCCATGATTCTCTGCCCAAAATTTGTTAAACGAACCCTGACCTACCTGGCATCAACACTGGTTCTTCAAACAGTATTTATCCCTGGTCTCAGAGCAAGTTCAAATTGGGTAGGAGCCGAAAACTAATAGTATGTCATCAACGCGCGAACTAATTAGTCAATGGATGCGGTCTAATCCTCAGCAGTTTGCTGGCTTAAAAAATGCCGTCAAACGAGCAGAGGGTTCAGACTATAACGTCATGTTTGGCGGTGGGCGTTTTAATGACTACAGTAAACACCCGAATAAAGTCATTCGTTCAGGTGGATACTCAAGTGCGGCTGCCGGTATTGGACAATTCATGCCAGACACTTGGGCAGGCGCACAAAAAGCCTTGGGGGTGAGTAGTTTTTCTCCCCAGGACCAGGATCTTGTTCTTGCTTATTTGGCAAGAGAGCGTCTGATGCCTGTTGGCGGTTTAGCTGCCCTTTCAAAACAAGGCATGAGTCCGCAAATTCAAGCAAGATTGGCTCCAGAGTGGGCGTCTTTCCCCACGATGGGAGGAGCTAGTTACTACGGGCAGCCGGTCAAAAAACAAACAGACATTCAGAAGTTTTATGAAGAAGGAATGAAACAAGTTCCTTCTACTCCTTCGATTGCCCCGGCAACCACCGGAGCAAGTAATAAGTTGTCTGTTGAAAGCATCTTAGGGTCTGCATTTTCTGGAATGCAAAAACCAGTATTAGAACAGAGGAAAGCTACTGCCAATCAATTGGTAGCAGAAGTACTTGGTTCAATGCTTCCTAATTTGCTTAATCCTTTTGGCTTCCTTGGGTAATCACAATGTCTCGTTTTTACAAATACTCTGACTATGATTACCTTCCAAGCGAAGCCTTGAAAGTCGGGATTGGCGATAGCTTCCTCTCAGAACCACAAGCCGAAACAGATTACCTAGCCGCTCGGAAATTTAAATTTCAACCAGCGGAAGACGGTAATCTGTTCGGTCGTTTCCTTGCATTGCAAAACAATCCCAATGCCCTGGTTGAATCCAAGATGAAATTACCTGCAAATTTCCAAGCCTTTATGGCGATGTCAGGCATGGGTGGTTGACGTTATAATTAACAAAAAGCGGCACTGGAAAATTGAGCTCGACATCTACAAACAAGCAGCCACTGTTGGTTGATAGGCCCTTATTTGATTCGGTGCGTGTTACAACGCAAACCGTTGGTAGTGCAGCAAGTAATACTTTGTTTGTCCAAGGTGGCCAAGCGCCTTCCATCTTGGTAGACATGGATGCGTCACTGAGCGAAGACAATAACAGTGGCGGTGTCATTGATTCCATCACGATCACACGTAACGATTTTTATCGCGGCCCCGACTATACAGTAAATTCCACAACGTCAGGAACACCAGTCTCCCTGGTTAGCGGACAGATTGTTTTTGTATCCGCCACAGGTTCCCTCACTGGTGCTGGCGCACCATACAGTGGTTACGGCTATTACACATACACCGGTTCTGGCACGCTGACAGGCGTCAACAGCGCATTGAATTATTCGGGCGGTACTACGTCTGGTTTCTTGTACAACGGTATTGCATACGGCGATCAACCTGCTGCTACTTTTGTGTTTTACCAGACACGTGGCACAACAACACCAATCCCTGGCTCTGGTGACTACAAAGTTTTATTCGCCAAAACAATACCCGCAAACAGCGGTGTGGTTGATTGTTCGGATGTGATGCCACAACTGGCAGTTCCCAGTGTGAGCGCAGGCAATACCAACGGCCTTGGTACTACAGCTCCACTACGTAACAAAGGAATTTACCTTGAGCGTGGCGATCGTGTTTACGTTGGCGTGTTCCCGGATGGTCCCAATAGTTCTGGTTACATCCCAGGTGTGCACGTTGCTGCGCAAGGCGGCTTCTTCTAATCAATGCCAAAAAAATTTGGTGGTTCGTTTGACGGTTTCAGCAAGCAACGAGCTTTTGAACCGCCAAAAGTAAAACCAATTACAACAGAGTTTTCACAGGGCAGCGTCCCAAACTCTTTTGCGGCTCTCGATCGGGAGTCCTCTTGGGCGCGTTGGCGCCGTGGCTACGAGCTGGCCACAGCATCAGTAACGGACACGTCATACGAATATCCATTCTTATACCAAGTACCAATCCCACAAGGGGCAACATCAACACCTGGTTCTAACCCACCAGTATTACCTGGTATCTTCAAAGGTTTCCCAACAGTCAACAAAGAGTTTGGGATGCACTGGTCCGGGATCCGGGTCGCAGGAAGTCTACGGTTTGATAACATACGCAACACTCGCGTTACCAATCCGTTCTATTGGCATGCTGCGCAATTCAACAACTATGAAAACATTGGTCAGTGGTTTGATCCGCAATTTTACATAACCACAAGAACTGCTTCAATTGCCTCCGTAACGGAAGATGATGAGTATTGGTACGTCCAGTTGGCCGGTGATTGGAGTACGCAAAATCCATTACCACCTCCGCTATACGTTGCACTCCCAGGAGTACCAGGGGGACTCAAGGCAATTAACGGTGAAATCTTAGAAGATCGAATTATCACTCAGAATGGTGTGCCGATTACCAGGGATACGATTGATCCGTTAACACAGAAGCGCTACGGATACGTTCAAGCCATCCTGGTAGACACTAACCCATTCACCGGTGTATTAACACTCCGCAAGCGTGGTTCCGTTGAGGCAACCCCAGATCGAGCACTGGTTACTCCTGCTACCAGGCCGCCAAACGTGGGGCGTTTCTTCATGACGGGTACGCGTTACTGCTGTTCTTGCCAAGATTTCACAAGGCGAGATTATGCATTCATGATGAATCTAAAAGATTCCAACCGTAGATGTTTCCCCAGGAATAGCATCGGCAACGTGAAGCCTGGTCGCAAGGAAATCATTACGCTCAATGGTCTAGTCAACAATAATGCAATGACACCAGGTAATGTCAATCGTGGAATGCAGATTGTTGCCCCTGCACCAGAATATAATGTTCCACCGACCGTCACACCAAACGCGTCGGTAGTAGAAGGTACGACCAGGGACAGTCCTGGTTTGTTCACAGACTTTGGCTCTGTTTACTTAAGAGGTACAGACCCAGCATTACCCGGTGCAAAATCAGATGGCTTGCCAACTTACGCTGACTACTCCACGGTAGGAAATGAGTTGGTATCCTTGACGGATACGTGGACCCCAGTCTTAGATGAATTTCGGTATTGCAAACATGTTTACGCAATGCGCTTTAAGGAGGGCGTATTCCCGCCCGAGCCGTCAGATGTTCCAATAAGCAACGGTAGTTTAGTTGAATGGGAACAACAACTTGTGGATACAAATGAAAAAAACCAAGAAAGAATCAGCGTCGAACTAGCCAGGCACGCTGTTTCTTACATGGATGTACCACCGTATAACTGCCAGGCACCAATGATGATGCCAATGATGCAGAAGCTGTTTAACGTACCGTCGACCTTTATTCGCATGCAAGGCTTCTCAATGTTTGACAAGGAAGGAAATCTGTACAGTCCTTCTCAAGGCGGCATGCCCGCAACTTAAGCAAATAGATTAAAATAGATTATTACGGTAGGTAGGCTGAAATGTTACTGCTGACTTCCACGTCGGATGCTGTTCGTATTGTTACTTCGGCGGCAACGAATGTTGAAGTTCATGCTGCGTTTGCAGATAACAACAGCGGTAATGTGTCCGCCGGTAGGCTTGACACCAATATCACAACTGCCACAACAACTACAATTGTTGCTGGTCCCACAACCTCCACTATTCAGCGCAACTTAAGAACCTGTTTTATCAAGAATGATCATCCAACTTTAAGCAACAGTATTACCATCAATCACACTGATGGTGCATTAACAACCACGGTGTGGACCGGTTTGCTTCTCGCTGGTGAATCTGTGGTCCTCAATGAGAACGCAGATTGGGTTGTATACGATTCCGCCGGTCTGGCGAAGGTCTATACAATGATTGGCCCGACAGGTCCCACTGGCCCTAGTGGCGGACCCACCGGCCCCACTGGTCCCTCTGGTACTACAGGCCCCACGGGTCCAAGTGGCCCTACGGGTGCGAGCGGTGTACAAGGCGTCACTGGTCCCCAAGGCGCAACTGGTATTCAAGGTATTACCGGTCCCACAGGCGCAGCTGGTCCTACAGGTGTCACTGGAGTTACCGGCGCTACAGGCCCCATTGGTATCACAGGTGCCACAGGTATTCAAGGTGTAACAGGCGTAGATGGACCCACTGGCCCCACCGGTGCCACAGGTATTGACGGCCCTACTGGTGCCACTGGTGTTCAAGGTATTACTGGTCCAACAGGTGCCACTGGCATACAAGGTCCCACTGGTATCCAAGGAGTTACTGGAGTAACGGGCGCAACAGGCATTGCGGGGCCCACTGGCGTCACAGGTGCTACCGGAGTTCAGGGCATAACTGGTCCCACGGGTGCTACCGGCGTTGCAGGAGTTACCGGTGCCACTGGTACGCAAGGCGCTACAGGAGCCACTGGAGCCACTGGCGTAGAAGGTGCCACAGGCGTTGTTGGTATCACAGGTGCAACCGGCATACAAGGCGTTACAGGAGCCACTGGTGCCACGGGTGTACAGGGTTCCACTGGCGCCACAGGCGTACAAGGTGCCACGGGTGTCGGCGCTACAGGTGTTGCCGGTCCCACTGGTGCCACAGGACCACAGGGTTTTTCTTCTAGCCTCTTTAAGTATTCCGCAAAGACAACAATTACAAGCGGAGATCCAGGTGCAGGTTTTGTAATTTGGAACAACGCAACACAAGCAAGTGCAACGCAAATCAATGTTAGCCATTTAACAAGCGATGCGATTGATATCGATATCTTTCTTGCTCAAGTTTTCAATACAGAAATTATTACAATCCAGGACCAAGGGTCCAGCTCTAATTACCAAACATGGAAAGTTAACGGCACCCCAACGAACGTTAATCCTGGCACGTCAACCAGCTACTGGACATATCCGGCAACTTTAGTTGCATCCGGTGGTACAGGCTCGACAAACTTTGCGAACAACCTAGCTGTATTTTTAGCGTTGGTTAGTGGACCTCAGGGTTCCACGGGACCAACTGGTGCCACAGGTGTAGGAATAACCGGCGCTACAGGAGTTGTTGGAATTACGGGAGCAACAGGTGTTCAAGGTGCCACGGGCGTTGAAGGTGCTACTGGTGTAACAGGTGTTACCGGCGCAACTGGCGTACAAGGTGCAACGGGTGTCATTGGAATCACCGGTGCCACAGGTGTTCAGGGCGTAACAGGTGCCACTGGAATCACGGGACCAACAGGTGCCACTGGTGTGGGAATCACCGGACCAACAGGTGCCACAGGCGTTATTGGCCCCACTGGTGTTACGGGTGCCACAGGAGTGATAGGTATTACAGGAGCTACTGGCGTAATAGGTGTATCAGGTGCAACAGGGGCTACCGGCCCTGCAGGCGTAACAAAATATGGTGATATTCTTGCTCTTCAATACGGCGCAGCAGTGCCCTAACATTTACTTTTACCCGCCATGCCCGCTAACACTTCGCCCATCTGGACGTTAACCCCAAACGTCAGTCATGCCGACATCTTGACTACAGCCGTAAACGTGAATACCACGGCCCCTGGTACAGTAGGGACCAACTGTTTCGTAGCATTTACATCTGGCGTAAACGGCTCTTACGTGCAAAAATTCCGCTTTTCATTCGTTTCAACTACAAGTGTTATTAGCTCTGTTGCCACTACACTGCAAGTGTACTCATCCACTGTCAATACTGGTGCCACAACAACAGCCAACACCGACTTGCTTGCGATAGTTCAGGCTCCAGCGCAAACTGTCTCGGCAGTAACAACTGCGCCCTACCAAATCGAGATTCCGTTTAGCTTTGCAATTCCAGCTAACAGGTTCCTACTCGTGGCGCAATCCGTTGCTCAAAACACCAACGCCAACTGGCAGGGATTGGCGATTGGAGGTGACTACTGATGCTTAACGTATTCAGCGTTCCAAAGCCGCAAAACGGTTTTGTCGACGTATTCCCAGGTTTTGCAAACGCCAACACACAGTGGGTGCCCTGGGAGAAACCGGCAGGTATTGCCATGGTTCGCATCGTCTGCATCGGTGGCGGTGCGGGTGGTGGCAGTGGTTTTCCTGCGGCTACCGGTAACCGTGGCGGTGGCGGCGGCGGTGGTAGCGGTGGCATTACCACAGTAGAAATCCCGGCTCCTTTATTGCCAGACATCCTGTACGTCTCAGCAGGTATTGGTGGTAACGGTGCTGCTTCTTCAACTACTGTCGGTCTCCTTGGAACTGCTGGAGTTGCTTCGTTTGTTTCAATTGCTCAATCCACCGCAGCTATTTACACCGTTTGTTTTGCCAACGCAGGTGCTGCAGGTACAACTGCGGCTTCGGCTACGGTTGTCGGTAACGCTGGTAACGCAGGTGCTGTGGCAACAGTTGCTGCCGCTCTGCTTGCCGGATTAGGTACTTTCGTTGCTTACGCTGGACAGGGCGGTGCTGCTGGTGGTGCAGTCGCTAACGGTGCAGGGGGAAGCATCACATACCCAACGACCGGACTACTTCTCTCTGGTGGGGCAGGCGGCGGCGGCGGTTCAACTGGCGCGGGAGGCAACATCACGGCACCAGCGTCTCAGACCGCTGTCTTGAACCTATTTCCAACGCTGACTGGTGGTGCGGCAGGCGCAACGGCTGGCAACGGCTCTGGAGGCCACCGTCGCCAAACTCCCCTACTTTCTACCGGTGGGTCTGGTGGTGGCTGCAACAGCGGCAACGCACTTGGCGGCCGCGGAGGTGACGGCGGCGTCGGTTCCGGTGGAGGAGGCGGTGGTGCTGGTGGTACCACAGGTGGAAGTGGCGCTGGTGGAAATGGTGGCGCAGGCCTAGTTCTAATCTATTCTTGGTAGACGGGATACAATTAATTCCTACACCGTAATAGTGTTTGTTGACAATGGCAAAACCTCGCCTGCATCTGATTGGTATCTTTCACACACAGGCAACCAGTCAATACTCTCACTGTGCATTTACTGGTAAGGCTTTGCGTTTTCCCAAGATGATGCAGGCGTATGGCTATGACGTGATTGAGTACAGCAACGAGGGAAGTGAAGCTGGCGCAACAGAGCACGTACCAATCCTGACCGAGAAAGAATTCAAGAAGTTTTACGGTGATCGGAAGAAAACCGACTTCCATGGCAACGATGCAACCATTGGCAGCGAAGGGCATCAAGCATTTGAAGAACGTTTGATTGTCGAGATGCGTAAACGCCTGGAGCCACGTGACATTATTTGTCATCCCTTCGGGCACGCCCATCAAATTCTCATGGAGAAGTTCCCCACTCATCACCATGTAGAAACGGGGATTGGGTATCCGACTTTGATGCCGAACAGTTTTCGGATATTTGAGTCGTACGCCTGGATGCATTACCACCAGGGACAAGAAAAAAGGCAAGGCAAAAACTATGAATGGGTTGTGCCTAATTACTTTGAATTGTCTGATTGGGATCCTTGTTATGAAGAAGGAGAATATCTTGCATTCCTTGGGCGCATCTGTTCGGTCAAAGGGATGGACACCATTAAGGAGTTGGCAAGCCACAGTCCATGGCCAATTGTAATCCACGGTCAAGGTGATCCAACCCCCTGGAGCCATCCGAACATTAAGTACGGCGGTCCGTTGGTAGGTCGTGAGCGGTCTGATTTCTTAGGTAAAGCACGTGCAGCTTTGATGCCAACTAATTTCACTGAGCCATTCGGCGGCAGTGGTGTAGAAGCAATGTTGTGCGGCACTCCGTTAATTGCAGTTGATTACGGAGCATTTACTGAAACCATTATCGAAGGTTGCACAGGTTTTCGCTGCCATACTCTCCAAGATTGGATTGACGCTATCCACGCAGCAGGTGACCTCGATCGTGAAGTAGTTGCCGCCACTGCCAGGTCCCGTTACAGCCTGGAAACCTGTGGGGCAAAATATGACAAGATCTTTAAAACAATTGATGCTCTTCACCACGCGGGTTGGTATCAGTTACGAGAGCCGTCCAGGATTGACTACAATCACCTTGATGCCGAAGAACGTCCATTCGCAAAGCGACTCACAAGTTGGATTGGGGAGAATCTTCATCCCACACATGTACTAGATCTTGGTTGCGGGCCAGGTACTTATGTTGATTGCTTTACTGACCTTGGAATTGATTGCATTGGTTACGACACTGATTTGCGTGTCGAGAATCAAGATCGCCTTCTTTGCAAGAGTCTTTTTGATCTTGAGCATTCTGCACCTGTCGTCTTATGTATGGAAGTGGCAGAGCACATTGATGGGTCTGAGAATCAGCGGATTGTTGACACAATGCATCAAGCATTGGAACCTGGCGGCGTGTTAATTTGGACTGCCGCTAAACCAGGCCAAGGTGGCGTTGGTCACATTAACTGTCAAACCAAAGACTATTGGGAACTACTACTTGAAGATACAGGGTTGATTCGTGACCAGGAAATTGAAGCCCAGTTAATTTCCTTTATTGAGAAGGGTTATCATATGGGTTGGTTCCTTCAAAACCTTTTGGTGTTTCGTAAGCCATGACCAACACACCAGGCTTTGGCGATGTTGTTGACTCCACTAAAGCTCCAAGTGAAGAACAACTCACACGCCGTCAATATGGATTCAGCTCCGTTTATTACGACGGATCTCCCACTGTTTACAAAACTGGAGATGTAGTCAACTTGCCCTACGAGGCAAATGAACTATCCTCCATGGAATCACTTGGTCTTGCTTGGGCAGCATACGCAGAAGGCATACTGCCCGAAGACTGATACCTTAGGCTGCCGTAGCAGCAACCTCCAGTTTGCGAAGTTGCTTGCGTACTGCTGCTACGTTCCAGCGATAGGTGTCGCGTGAACGTGTATCAGAAAAGGCAGCGTAGTGGGGGCCAAGCTTCAGTGTGCCGTCATCGCGGTACTTGAAGAGAGTTTTTTTATCAATGCCGAGAAGTTCTTCGGCTTGTTGGACCGTGACCCAACCTGGATGCTTAGCCATAAAAAGGCATGTGCTTGCCTCTGTACGTTATGGGTCTCAAGCAGATCGTCAATGGATTTAAGCAAGATTTCATCTCTTTGTTTACATTGGTCTACATGTCCTGAAATTAGAATAAGTTAACGGCAACCGAAGAGCATGTTCAACTGTGAGCAGGAACCCCTTTCCCTTCTCCTTGAATTAACTCCTAAATTGGCCAAGAAACGTTACCGTCAATCCATATACGATGCGTGGGACCACAAGTGTGGTTATTGCGAGGACCAAGCTACATCCTTGGATCACATTGTCCCAAGGTTTCGTTCTGGTTCCAGTAATCGGAACAACCTTCTGCCTTGCTGCAAAAGATGTAATGCAAACAAAGCCAGTTCAAAAATGGAAGAATGGTATCCACAACAGACGTACTACACCGAAGTAAGGATGAACAGGATTGAGGCCTGGATACACCAAGAAATTATCGACCTGTTTACTTATAATATTGAGACGGTACCAGATACATTTGCTGCTGGATAATGGCATTAACTTACGATCCAACAAACAAAAAGTGGAAACTGGCGCAGGAAAGAACAGACTACCCTACAAATTACCAAACAAACTTAGAAACATCAAACACGATTAATCTTTGGGTAAGATACGAAACCGGATACGAGGCAACTACTCAAGGGGACAATGTCGAGTATGTGCCGGTAAGACGGGTAGCAGATAGAGCGGCAAGCGCTTCGTCTCCGGGAGAAGATTGGTCTTTTGTGAACTCTATACCAAGGGATTCCTTTGATGATTTTACTATTGCAGATGCGCTGCAAAACGGCGGATTGAGCCCAGGGGGAGATGACATATACGATCTTTTGGACAAAGCAACAAATACAGCAATTACTTACAGAAACAATGAGCAGTCAAACAATCTAAACACCCAAAGAAACCAAGCGAATACAGCTTTAAACACTGAGAACATAAACAAAAACAACGCCTACAACACCGTCCTTGCAACAGCTAATTCAACTCAAGGGGGAGACTACGTTACGCAAAGGGAACTCATTAGGAAAATTCAAGGTATTGACGACAATGTTAAATCACGGCTAGAGGGTTATTTCAAAGATTTTTATTCAACCGAAAAGCTAAAGAGGTGGACACCACAAGATGAAAAACTTGCAGAACCTTTGTACGGGACTTTTGATGCAGAGTACTACAAATCAATCAGTCCAGACGCAGAACAAAAATGGAAAGAGGCTGTTGCAAATGATGACATAGATATTACCGAACAGTACTCCGAGCCCCTTTATTACCAACAACATTACACGCTACAAGGGAGGCCCGCTGGTCGCCGTGGTAACGCTGCAGAGCAAACGACGTTTGCTAATCAATACATTGAAAAAAAAGCCACGGATGCTCAAATTCAATTGGCACGTGACTTCCAATTAGGTATTGACGATTACGAAACACAAGCTAAACGCATCTTAAAAATTCCTCAAGTCTCTGCTGAATGGGACAAAGCAAAAACAGGCGACGAATACTGGACAGCTCTTGCAAAAGAAAAATCTCTGGACCTTCAAAAACCTGATGAATTTGTAGCGTTGTTCCGTTTGTCCGAGCGGCCGGAAGATAAGCAAGTGAGTTTTACCAACAATCTAAACGCTGGGTACGGTATTACAGAATTAGAAGATGTAATCAACCAGGCTGTAGGCGAAAAAGCAATCGTATTTGAAAAGAAATTTGGCGCCCTGACTCAAAACGTCCTGAAGGACACCATTGAGCAAATGAAAAAAGCCAAAGCAAAAGAACAAGAAACTGCGTTCATGCAAGGTTTCTCCTCCTTTGGAGAAATCATGAATATCAACAAGGAACTTAGCAACAGCATCCTTGGTGATTCTGGGGTTGGCGGCATTCTATCCTTTACGTCAGGCAACAAATCTCAGGAATCCCTGGAAAAAAGCCTTCAAAAAATATCTGGTATCAACAACAGTGTCACTTACAATTGGCAACAATGGTTTGACAAAACATTAAAGGAAAAATACAAAGAGGATATTGAACTTGGCTATAGTACAGCAGAAGCTAAAGACACAATCAAAATTGAGTCTCAGTTTGCAAGAGACTTTATTGATCAATACTTAACACCACGTTTTAATACGGCACGCTCTATTAGCGAATTTGTCGAATACTTGGATGTAAGAAAAGAAGAGCAAAATCCTTTCCAAACGGAAAGTATGCTTACCGCCGTGAACAACTTGGCAGCAGCACGATCAAAGTTGTTTTTGGACCAAGTGCAAAATATTCAAGATCGCAAGTTTGATCCTGACTTTTATTTTGCACCCCAAGGGGTTCAAGTTAAGTCCGACAAATATGCAAAACAAACGCAAACCGTTGCCGAAGATTGGGAAAAGGCCAAAGCAGGAGACAAATACTGGGCCGAGCAAGCTTATCGTTTTGGTATTGATCTAAACGACAAGAAAGCATTTGCTCGTATGCACTTTGAAGTAAAGGGCCAAGGTTTAGGATATGATGCCGCAGAAGACATATTGACTAAAGACAAAGTAAGCGAACAGATCTACAACAAAATTTTGCCAGAATTAAACAAGGAAGTTTTAGACCAAAAAACCACTTTTGGTTTATTCCAAACACCAGAAGAATTCAGCAGCAAAATGCTGGAAGGACTGGATCCTAATGACAAAACAACGTGGCAAAAAGCACTGAAAGCCGCTGGCGTACAGGATTTCCAGGGAACTTTAGACGAGTTCAAAGATCTTGTTTCTGAAACATTGCGCACAGGATCTGCGCAAAAAATTAGACAACAAATCAAATACTTGAATGAAAAAGGCAAGAAACCAACACAGGAAATTTTGGGGGTTGAGTACATTGAAAGGCCTGAAGATTACACCACGGATGACATTAAAACAGAAACTGAAATGTACCGAGTATTTCGGCAAGCTGGTTACAAAGGTACGGAAGATGATTTTTACACTGATGTGTTTCCAGATACAAACAGAAGCGAGCAGAAGTTTCTTGACAAAGCTGGTACAGGCAGCGCCCTTCAGTTGAAAAAACTTGACCTTCGCGACCCATATGCAGCCTTTGGTACTGTTGGAGGTTTATTTGACAACGAAGATACCTATGCAACAAGCAGTAAAGATAAAGAAGAAAGAGGCATGTTTAGCTTAGGATTGGATGATGAAGAAACAGATTACAAATCAAAGACAGGTAGCCAAATCTTGGGTGAATTTACATCAATGTTTAAAGGATTCTGATGTCTGACAAACGCAAAAAAGCTGCTGGTGCTGCCAAGTTGGCAAAAGATAAAATGGCCTGCAACAAACCGCAGCGCACTCCAGGTCATGCCACAAAGTCTCATGTTGTAAAAGCATGTAAAGACGGCGAAGAAAAAATCATCAGGTTTGGACAGCAAGGAGTTGAAGGCGCAGGTAAAAACCCAACTTCAGAAAAGGACAAGGCACGTCGCAAGTCTTATTACGCACGTCACAATGCACAAGATTCAAGTCCCGACAAAATGTCTGCACGCTACTGGAGCCACCGTGTAAAATGGTGAGCACCACATTGGTTTCTCATGGCCAAACCCAAGTCCAGCTCAGTCTCCAAAATTGAATCTAGGCCCAAGCGTACCAAACAGGGGCAGGGGTTGAATTCAAAACCTAATCACGGACGCAAACAAACACGCGGCCAAGGTAAGTAAATTGTGTATGATTGGGAGTAACTAATGTTACTCCTATGTCGGATCTTTCCGCTGCGCTTAATCTGATCAGGAAATACGAAGGTTTTAACGAACAAGCTTTCGCAGATCCTCACACAGGGAAAGATCCGTACACCATTGGTTACGGCACACAGTTTTACCCTGACGGTTCTCCTGTCAAACGTGGTCAACGTTGCAGTCCACAAAAAGCACTGGAGTTGTTATTCCACGAAACAAATATCATTGACACCCAGCTGCTAAAGCAAAACCTGGGCCTTGATGACGGCATGCGCCAAGCCTTGATTTCTTTCATTCACTCCATCGGCTGGGAACCCTTTCTTTACAGCGCCATTATCGATTGCATTGAACACGAAGATTACTGCGGTGCCACGCGGGAAATGGGCCGGTGGATCTTCAATGCTGATCATCAAGTCGTTGGTAATCTCCTGGATCGACGCCGAGAAGAAATCAACCTGTTCCTCCAAGGAGTTGATGCAAATCCCTGGGCCTCTACCGAAGTATTGTTGACGGCATTCCGCAATTACACCGCAGCACCTCATCAGGTGAAAGCAGTACGACGCTTGGAAGAACTCATGAGTCCATACATCCTGGCAGAGTTTGGAAACAACTTCCGGATTGATGAAAACCCTTGGTTTGATTTTAACGACCAAGAAGCAGATCTTCTGTCCGCCAGCTAGCATTAGAATAATTGCAACACGCAAATGAAGGCTGGAATGGAGAGATCAGTCGAGCCCAGGGAATTTGAACTCCCGTTGGAATTGCAGTTCTCCATGCGCAAGGCAGAACTTGCAGCGCAAGAGATGACATGGGATGAATTGCTGTACGCACTTCTGAACCTCTACCACCAGCGGCTGATGGAGTGGTATGCCATCAAAGATATCCTCGCAGCAGAAAACATCTCGATTGACTTCGACATTCCCACCGACTTGGAATTAGCAGAACTCGCCGCCGCTTGTATTGGCGACGACGAGGATGACGAAGACGAAGATGAGCTTCAACCGTTTTGAGCTTCGTCCAAATCAATAAGGCGGTTGAGGTACCACTGTGCCTTCTTCAGTGATTCTGTCCCGCCTTTATGCTTCTCACGCCAGATATACTTCATGCAGTTGGCCTTGCAGAAACCACGGAATTCTTCGGTGGTTAAAGCTGTCTCAATGGCTTCAATGCACTCAATGCCGCCGTAGTGAGAAGGATGATTAACCACATCCTCCTGGAGCACCGATGCCTTTTCTTTCGTTAGCCAGGGCACAGGACAAATGCCGTCCTTGCAGCCAGAATCGTCTGTTACCGGCTCAAACCACGACGCTTGCGTGACTGCTCCAGCATCTCCTCGCTGGGCCCCTCCAGGTCCAGCACTAACGCCCTGGGCTTGGGTGATGCCCCCATCTGCAGACCCTCCTCCATTGACGGAATATACCCCGTCGTTCCAGGCCGTTGCCCCTCGAGATTCAGTGGATTCCTTTCCCGCCCCTGTTGACATGCGACCAAGCCTCGGTTGTACATATCCATTAATGGTACATCATTCGCTTCATTGTCGAGCGGTGCACCAAAATCTTCTTCGCTGAGGCAGCGGCACTTTACTTCGTCTTGAATGAAGCTATCTAAGAAACCTGCGACGCCATGCATGGCGAATACCCTGGTTGATTTATTGCTTCTACAATGATACTATGGCAAAATTCTTTGACCCCAATTACGATCCAACGGCTGACGCTGGTACGTCAGGGGCTGAGGTTACTGACCTTAATCCTGAACAGGCGTACGATACAGATTTACGTCGTTTCCCATCAGAAGAAAGACAAGCTGTTGAATCGTTAAACGATAATCAAGACCGCGTTGGTAAGTTCTTTAGGGCAGCCAAAACCGCTGGGGCATACCGACAAAGAGCAGGTATTGCTGAACCGACCATCCGAGGTAAAACCCCAAGAACAGAAGCAACAATGGACGGTGTTGCACTGCCAAGTATGGGGGACACAATCGGACGAGCCGGAAGTACCGGCTACGCCCGTAAACCTGGATCAAGCTTTGGTAAGCAATACTAAACCTGGGAGAACACAACGTTCTTTGGTTGGTCTTGATACTTACCTTTCCGGTCCTGGTAAGTAACTTCACAATGGCTACCAGTGTGGAACAACAGCTGAGTAATTCCCTCGTTCGCATAAATGCGATTGAACAAACCAGTGCAGTTACTGATTTCAAGCGTAAGGTAACCCTCCCATCCTGCTTCGGCAGGCGTGATGTTTACCATAATCCCTGACCGCGCATATGTAGATTTACCAACAGCTACAACACTAATGTTGCTAGGGAGCCTCAGACGTTCATGCGCTACGCCAAGGCAATAGCCGTACGGCGGCAGCAAGAAGTATTGGCCACGTTCGTCTTCCCGCAGATCCGCTGGCTTCAAAATATCGGGATCAAAATTCTTGGGGTCACAATCCCCGGCTTGTACACGGCCAAAAATCAGGCACTGACTAGGTGATAAGCGAATGTCATATCCGTACGAACTGAGGCCGTAACTGAGAAGTTTCCGTCCATTCTCCTTGCTTACCAAATGATCCACAAATGGATCAATCATCCCATGTTCAAGGGCCTGCTCACGAATTTCCCAGTCGGCAAGGATGCTCATAATTCCTTTTAATCCTTTTCACTCTAGAGAAATTAACAGAGAATGTGCCCCCTTGGTTCGTAAATATCCTTAAAACGTTCGATTGCTTTCCCCGTATCTTCCATGGGAGGCAGGTACACCAATAGTGAGGTGCACGTTTTATGCACGCCAACACCTGTGCTCTTGCGAACTGTTAACGTTGGTGGCGTCCGCAAGATGCAGATGGGAAAATCAAAGATCTTAAACTCGTAACGAATCATGTCCGGGCAGTTGGTAAAGTACAAGCCCTGACTTACTTCTCTTGCTAACCAGCTGCGGTACAGCTTTCGGAACCACACCGCATGTGACGATGTCAAAGTTGGAGAAGAAGACCGTGTCATCTTCCAGCGTTCATTCTTCTTGTCCCAGAAGTATGCGCCACTGGGAGGAAAGACGTAAACCTTGCCGTACCACGTTTGGCAGTTCAATCCATCGTCAGATGGAGTGAAATACTTCTTGGCATCGACGTATTCATTTGCAAAATCTGAGCTGGCAACATCAAGATCAATACCCTCCATCAGGGCGTGCGCTGCTGAAACCAGGTCAGAACTTGTGATTAACTCACGATCTTCTGCGTGAGCCTTGATGTTTTCAATTGCCATCAGTCTTCCGATACTTTGTTGTAGTCGATTTCCAAGTAACGCATGCCCGCTGCATCATTGATGATGTAACCAGCTTTTTCCGTTGGATTAATTTTCTGTGCAGCACTGAGGATACGCCTGAATGTCTCAGCTAAATCCCCATCATTACCGCGTTCACACTCCTCTTGCGCTGAGTGCATCTCCTTTAGCGTCATGAAGAACATCGAACGGTCGGAATTGTCAGGTTGAAACACCATCACCCCTGGACCTTCATGCTCCCACATTTTGCAATAATGCTGCCCCATGTCACCAAGGATCAACTTGATAGTGGCATCAAGCATCTTGGCTTTCGTTTGATCAAGCTCAGGACCGATCACCGATGCGATCAACTTTTCACGACGGCTCATTTTTGATCAACCCCTGCTTGATTAATGCTTCCAGTAGTTTATTGGTTGGTTTGTACAAGACAACCATCTTGCCCAGGATACCGCGTTTTTTTACGAGGCGTCCAGTATCGTCCTTCAGTTTTTCAAATTCTCCTGAACGGATCAGATATTCTGCCACACAACGTAGCCGTCGTTTAAGTGGCAATTCGGCTTGCGGGAATTTGCCGCAGATTGTATCAGGTGTTAAGTCCTGGAACGCAAGACGCAAACGATTGGCAAGTGTCATACCAAAGTTCGCATCCTCTTCTTCATAATTTTTTAAGTTTTCCAGGTATCTTTGCAGGCACCCGTCATCGAAAGATCCTTCGGGTGGCAAGAACATTTCCACTTGATCCGCAAGTGATGCTGGCAATACTTCCCTGTAATTGACCAGGGTTACAACCTCAGTTTCAATCCCGTGAAATCTGTGCGGCATTATACGAGACGATCGGGGTTAGTTGTTTTATATTTGGTCGACCGTGCACCGGTGTTGCCAATAAAATCCCAGAGATCACTTTGGCGATTCTTGCAGAATGCGTGAATCATCTGGTTCCATGGGATACGAATAACCGCTTTGCGATTGGGATCTGGCGAAATATTGACGTAGTGAACACCTTCTACCCAACCCTTGTCAGGAGTCTTACGTCCAATAGAAATCCAATTTCTGATCGTTTGATCGGATACGCCCAACCGCTTGGCACACTCCTCAGTTGATACGTATTCATCTGCGTAAATCTGGGGATTCAAGATATTTGTTTCATCTTCTCCGTAACGACTGTGCCACATTGACGAAAGGATGTTGCGAATACCCTTGAGTTCGGTGGCAATATCCTCCAAACCTTTTCGTAAGCCGTAGTTCATAGCGACAAATCCTCTCTATAGATGCTAGTGTGTGTGAAAAGGTTTTGCATCATGGAAGAACAAATTCCCCCTAGTCAGTTTCCGGGTCAGCCCACTGGTCAGGACTATTTCATGAATGAGATCAGCCCTGAAAATCTTGCAGCAATGAAAGCAAG